GTCAAAGCGCGGCTCGAACTGGTCGGTGACGAAGTTGCGATCAGGCCCGGCATAGATGACCGGCACCGGGCGCTGATCGAGCCGCGACAGCACCACATCGATGATGCTGTCAGTCTTTCCCATCTGGCCCCCACAGACGAAGACAACCGTATTGTAGTTCGGATCATCGAACGCCCGCATGAACGGGATCATGTAGGGCGTCAGCGCCGGGTCCTTCGGGCCCGGCCTGCCGGACGACAGCGGATAGACCCGGTTGTCCCGCGCCCAATCGTCAGGCGGCCTCTTCCTCGTCGGCCGCAGGATCGTCACGGCCCGGTTGGAAAGTGGCCCCAAGTTTTTCGATGCTGTCGGCCACCTCGGCAAGCGCCTCATCCACTTCTCGCTGCAAGGCCGCTCGCTGCTCGATGTTGCGGGTGAACCGCGCAGGAATCGCGTTGACGCGCGCCACCACCGCGCCTGCGACTTCATCAACCAGCGTCATGGCTTCGGCGAGCGGAACCAGTTCGCGCTCGGTCTGCGCCACCGCGAGTTCCTCCTTGCGGGCCCGAATCTCTTGCAATCGCGTGTGAGCGGCGGTCTTGGTCGCGCGGCGGGCTTCATCCTTGAGAAAGCGGATGTAGCCCTGCACGACATCGACCACGCGGTAGCGGCCGCGCTCGGTCTTCGCGATCCAGCCGTCCTTGGTCAGCCGGCGAACCCATTCCGGCGTGACCATCAGCAGCTTGGCGGCAACGTCGATCGTGATCATCCGGGCGGCCTCGCTGCCAGGCAGCGGCTCCGCCGGTGTTCCTGCTCTCGGACTTCGGGCCATTGTATCGCGATGCCGGCTCCGCAAATCGATGATGGCTATTGGAACTGCAGCGCAGCCCGATACGGCAGCAGGCTTGCCAGAGCTCCAACTGGCCTGAAGAGACGAGATTGGAAATCGATCGAGGCCGCGGCGAAGCTGTGACCGTCTGCTACCATCTCCTCCATGAATGACAGCGGCGTAGGATCGGGATTTTCCATCGTACCGATCACCGTGTCGAAATCGAAAATGATCTCTGCATCGAATTTACGGGCGAGTTGCTGCATGCGCTGATTTTGCGGGAGGCATGCGACGTGCAGATGCTTGATGAAGCGGTTGCGCGCGGCCAGCCGGGTGCGTTCAAGCAAGGCTGAACCGATCCCGCGGCTCTGCCACGGTTTCTCGATGCTGAAGGCAGCCTCGGCCTCACGCCGATCAAACGGACGGATAATGCGCAGATCGGCCGCACCGCGGAGCACTCCATCCACGAAGAAGCCGTGGAGGATCACATCGCCGCCATGCGCTGTTTCGGCATAGCTCCGAATGGTGTCGTCGGCGATGCTGCCGCAGAAACGATTGCGGCGGCTTTCTGCGTCAAGTCGAAGCAGATGGTCGCGATAGGCGTTTGTCTCAACATCCCACAGCTTCCGGATCACGCCGCCTTCGATATAGGCCTGATGCATCAGGGTCCTCCGCAAACTCGTATGCGTTTCCCTGAGCGCGTCCCCCTCGGACCGGATGATCGTGCATCCGATTTCTCGAATCGCATGTTGCAGCGCAGCGTGCATATGCGAGCACGTTTGCCAATCCGCAAGGGCGTCGCACTCAGCTTTCGTCGATCATTCGATGATCGGCAGGCCCGCCAGAAAGCACTTCCATGATCTGCTTATCGACTTGGCTTCCCGCCCAAATTGAGCGTGTATGCGATCACGTCGCCTGCGCTCCCCAACAGCCCCGTCCCAGGTTCTGGCCGGCGGGGCTCGGGGCAGTAGCGGGGCCGCGATGGTCGCGGCCCTCCTGCTTACGGAGCGCAACCATGCCTCAACTGTCCGATTCCGAGCTCGTCGTTCTGACCGCCGCCTGCCAGCGTCCCGACCGCTGCGTTTTCCCCGTCACCGCCAAACTCAAGGGCAATGCCGCTGGCAACGTGCTCAAGAGCCTGCTGAACAAGGGTTTGATCAAGGAGGTCCGCGCCAAGCGCGCCATGCTGCGCCGGGCGAAGGCGGCCACCATCGACGAGATCGCCGAAGCGCTGTCGTGGCAGGCGCATACCGTTCGCGGCGCGATCGCCGGCGCGCTGAAGAAGAAGCTCGGCCTTGATGTCACCTCGGAGAAAGACGAAAAGCGGGGGCGGGTCTACCGCATAGCGGACTGACTCGTATCGACTCGGGCACCGCTGAGTTGTGCCTTGTTGATCTCCCGCGTAGGTATCAGAGCAGAGACGTCTGACGGACGACGTCCATGCGGATCACGCCGTTGATCAGCCAAGTGTCGGGATAAAGTGAATGCGTTCCCATAGCGAGCAACATTCCTCGCGTTGGATACTCTTCACCGAAGACACGAGTCATATCTGCGAGGGCACGGGCCTCACCGTACAATTTGGCCCAATTGAAGAACGTCGCCTCGATTTCCCAATCCTGGCAGGTACCTTCCCGCAGACCATCATCGATCCTGTATCGATACCGAAAATGATATGGGCACGGCTGGTAAGGGGTCACCTGCTGGGCAAAATGATCTGCCTGAGCGCGAATCGTCTCAAACCGCTGCGCCTCCTCAGCCAAGTCGTTCTTGCTCTTCCTCTCGTACTTGAATTCGAGGATCTCTGCCCTGAGAAGCGCAAGACTCCTACCGGCCTCACGTTCGCGAACAAGGCTAGTCACAATCGAATTGGCAAGGAATCTCTCGCGCTCCGATTGCTTCAGCTTCCCGACGATCTCTATCGACTGCTGATCAACACGCCGACTTTCCGGCCGCGGATCGTCATTGGGACGCCGCCACTTGAATTTGATGCGATCCCAGCGTCCGAACTTCTGGCCATCGTCCAGCATCCGGAATGACACGGGATAAAGCCGGAGCCACTGGCCATAGAGGTCAATGCCGGCACAACAAACGGTCTCACCGTGCCGCTGCCCAACCTGCGGAGCAGCTTTGATAATGACGATCGCTTCTGTGCTACCCGATGAGGTCGAGAGCTCTATCATGTGAGCGCTTGCGCCGTTTGTGGTTATTCCTCGTCAGAGGCGATTGGATGCCGAGATGAACAAGTTCGAAACCACTCCGGAATGCCATTTCCTCAGCAATCATGCAGCGATGGCAAAATCTATGGTCGCGCTCGAAGCACAGGAGACAAGCGCTCTGTTTGGAAGCTGCCTCAATACCCCGGATCATATCCACCTGAGCGATCTCGCTGCGAAGATGAGCAGCAAAGATCCGCCGAAAATCCTTGAACCGACCTTCGCGAGCAGCGATGCGGCCAAGTTTAGGATCACCAAGCCCCTTGAGGTGCAAGTATCCGATGTTACGCGTCGCAAGCACATTTGCGAGAACCGTTTTCGAGAAGCCAGGTTTTCGAGAAATTGGCACGTCACGCACGTCAATCAGAAGATTGATCCCAGCTGTCTCCAGCGTGGCGAGAAAATCGCCGATAGAGCGCCCCTCGTAGCCGATTGTATGCAGCGCCGGTGACGTCATTGTCCCCCGAATCCCATCGCTCTGGTTACCTTCTTAAGAACAGGGGAATGCTTAACAATTCCTTTTTTATGCTTTGAGAGAACGATCAGCCATTCTTGTCCCGCAACGCGATCTTGCCAGTGTATTTTCTGCCAACGCTGAATGGTCACGTCGACGTACTTAGGATCGAGTTCGATCACTCGTGCCCGTCGCTCGGTACGCTCGGCCGCTATGAGCGTGGTGCCCGAGCCACCAAATGGATCGAGCACGATGTCCCGGCTCTTGGATGAGCTGCGAATTGCCCGCTCGACCAACGCGACCGGCTTCATCGCGGGTGCAGATCGTTTCGCGCGGGCTTGTCGAAAAACCAGACGTCGCCCTGGGCGCGGTCGCCGCACCAATAGTGATCGGCGCCCTGCTTCCAGCCGTACAGGATTGGCTCGTATTGCCGCTGATAATCCGAGCGACCGAGCGTGAACGTGTTCTTCGCCCAGATTACGAAGGTCGACCACTTGCCGCCGGCCTCGCGGAACGCGTGCTGCAGGGTGTCGAGCTCCGACGACGACATGCACATGTACACCGCGCCCTTGGTCACGGTGAGGATGTTGACACACGCGTCGTAGAGGAAAGCGCCGAACTCTTCGCCAAGGGCATCATTCAGGATGGGGCGCCTCTTGCCCCGCTTCTTGTCCTTGGTCGAGTAGTTCACGTTGTACGGACTGTCGGTGAAACACATGTCGGCGAGTTCCCCGCCCAGCACCTTCTCGACATCAGCCAGGGCCCTGGCGTCGCCGCAGAGCACACGATGCTCGCCGCAGAGCCACAGATCGCCGGGACGGCTGATCGGTTCGGTCGGTGGCTCGGGTGCCTCGTCGGGATCACCATCCAACTCGGACTCGACGACGAGTAGCCTGTCGAGTTCGTCCCGATCAAATCCGGTAAGCGCCAGATCGAAGCCGGCGGACTGCAGGTCGCCAAGCTCAAGCCGCAGTAATTCCTCGCTCCACTCCCCGGATTCCGTCAGCTTGTTGTCGCAAATTGCGTAGGCTTGGCACTGCGCCTCGCTCCAGCCGCGCGCGACGATGGTCGGGACCTCGGTAAGGCCTTCGAGCTTCGCCGCCTCCAACCGGCCGTGCCCGGCGATCAGCATGCCGTTCTCACGGACCAGCACGGGCATGGTCCAGCCAAACTCGCGCAGCGACGCCCGGATCTGCTCGATCTGCTCAGGCCCGTGAATGCGGGCATTGCGCGGGTTCGCGGTGAGCCGTTCGATCGGCCAGAGTTCAACCTTGGCCGCCGGCCAGGTGGCTGAGGGTTTTTTGACGGCGGTCGCTGATATCATTGATGTTTTCGGCCTGGAAACCAAACCAAACTGCGATTTTTCGATTTGGAAAAACGCGCGATTTCCGGGGGGCGGCGCCCTCGCTCTCAAAACGACGCAGGAAGGACCCGTTACTTCAATAGCTTAAAAAGGTTTGTGCATGTTTTTTAATAGGTTTAAAAGACCTTTTTCTCTGCGCATTGTTGCGCCCGATTACGCAGGATCGCTCCGCAGAGATACACGCCGTTACGCTCCGCTACGATGAGATCGTTTGGTATCAAAACGATCTGCATCAATGAGGCAGCATCCGACCGACTTCGTGGCCGACACGGGCCACGACGTTTGCGACGCCGATCTGCCACGCAGCCGCACTACTGTCCTTCACCAGCTCGCGGGCGAGGTTTGGGCCATACAGCGGGCGGATCGGCAGCCGGCTCTTCGATGTGCGGACGAAGGCACGCCCGAACCTCGGCACGATGAACGAACGCCTGAAGATACGGCGCTTGTGCCAGGGAGTGGCCGAGACGCCCTTGCGACGCTGCACGCCACCGAACCAGGCGATGTTGGTTTCGTCGCCGCGCGCCTTGAGCGTGTAAGTCAGGGTCGCGGGCGTTGCCCGAATTGTGGCCATCGCCTTGTTGACCGCGCCGTACTTTATTCCGGTCTGCTTGACGAGGGCGCGCTTGACTTGCGTCCGGCCTTTGTTGCCCTCGTGGTTCAGCGCGCGAGATAGCGCCTTGCGGGCTTTGCCTTCACCCAGCGCGGCAAGCTGATTGCCGTATCTTGCCAGGACTTGATCGCTGGCGGTGATGATCAGCTGCATGATGGAGCCTCTCACGAGCTGCCGCGATCATACCCGGGACGCTCGCTATGGCAGGTCAACCTTCAGCGGCGGCTGTTGTTGTTGGTCGTCTCGCAGAATTAGGCCCAGCGCCAATACCGACCGTGCTGACTGTCGGCGTCCCGTGTTGTCCGG